GGTATGGACCCAAACCGTGCCATCATTGCTTTACTACAAATGCGTTCAGACAAGCTCGTATCTCGTGACTATGTACGTCGTGAGATTCCAATGGACTTAAATGTTACGCAGGAGGAACAACGTGTTGATATCGAAGAAATGCGCGATTCTCTGCGGGTGGCTGTTGCTCAGTATGCTCAAGCAATTCCAGCCCTTGCAGCGCAAGGCCAAGACCCTAGTGAGATTATCTCACGTATCGCATCTGTTATCCAAGGTCGTCAAAAGGGACAGTCATTAGAATCAGTTATTGAAAAAGCATTTACACCAGAACCACCACCTCCAGCCCCAGAGATGCCACCTATGGCACCAGGTATGGAGCAACAGCTTCCAGCAGCAGGTGCGGCCCCCGCTCCTGCCTCGCAGCAACCTCCACAAGAACAAGCTGGTCAGGCCCCTGCTGCTGGTCAAAAACCCGATATAGCCCAACTACTAGCTGGTATCACCGGCGCAGCATAATCAGAGGAGGTGTAATATGAACAAAGGATCACGTGCAGCAGCTCCAATGGCTAAGCCAAAGGAAGGCAAGATGGACAACTCCAAGCCAGCAGGCGGCAAAGTAATGCCATCAATGATGCCAGCAGGACGCAAGGGAAACAAAGTCAAAAAGGGATAATAACTTTTTAATGGAAGGTGTACTGAGCGATGAAAGATAATGACTACGTTCCTCGCCCAGTGCGCTTTCTTGATTTAGTTGTAGTAGGCGTAGGCTTTCTACACAACATTGCATCATCTGTTGAAACATTAACGGGTGAGCTAATGGAGTTAGCAATTTATCATTCAAATCATCTTACTCAAACCAATAGGGCTTGGGAAGATATGACAGCAGATTTAGAAAGTTTAGAGGAGGACAAATGACAACTGCACCGATGAACCCAAAAGCAGGCGTATCAGGTCCAGGTAAGTACTCAGTTCGTACCGATAATTTACAAATGGGTTCCACAGCATACGGTGAAGGCGTTGAGACACAGGCTATCAAGTCTGGCGCTCCGCTAGCCAAGACTGCAGATATACGTCCAACTTCAACATCAGCTATGGGAAAATCAGTAACTTCACTATACGCTCCAACTGAGCGACCAAACGAGCCAATCACTACAGGCATTGACCCTGGTGATGGTGCTGGATCAGATTCTTTAATGATGAATCAGCCACCTGATTACACAAACTTTAACACTAACATTCAGTCTTACGGTCCAGTACTTTCTCACGTTGCATCTTTAGAAAATACATCACCTGAAACACGTAGAGCAATTAGACAACTAATGGACTCACTATAGTATGGAAACACAAAAGATATGGAACCGAATTGGTGATGTAGCTTCATCTGTAGAAAAAACAGCAAAAGGTTCTGCGGTTAATCTTGCTAAATGGGCCGGTGAAATTACAGGTGGCATTGGAAGCGCTGCACGCTTTGCGTGGGATGTAGGTACTGCGCCTTGGAATAACCAGGCTCAGTATAATGGCTTTGTTCAGACATTTAAGACTGCTGCAAAAACAGAAGGAAAAGATATAATTAAGCCACTTGCATCTGCAGGTGGAGCAATTATGAAGGTTCCTGGTGTTGCACCAGCCCTTGAGCGCATTAACCAGGTTAATCGTGAGTACATTCGTGAGCCACTAACTACCGTTAGCTTAGTTATGGGAGACATCACATCAGGTCGTGAACCAGTTACAGGTTTTTTTGATCCTCAAGTTTATGCAAAAGCATACAAAGGCGCTCAAGATATTTCATTTGGTCAAGCAACTGTTGCTTTTTATAGAAATGTTTACGACCCAAAGTTTAATGTTTATGATCCAAAGCAACGCGAACAAGCATTTAAGAATAGTGCTTGGGGCAAAGCCCTATCTGGTACTTTTGATGTAGGCATTCAGTTAGTTGGAGATGTAACTCTTGCAGCAGGCAAAGGTGTTAAAGTATTAAAAGCATCCGATGTTGGTGTTGGTAAGCTATCAACAGCAGATGATGTAGCAAAAGCAGCAGAAGATGTTACAAAAGCACAGTACGGTGAAGTAAATCGTATGACTAAGGTGCTAAATGACTTTACTAAGAATGGTTCTGATTACGCTATTAGTCATCCAATGGTTAGGTCTTCATCTAACCCAGGATTGCTTGCACATTTGCTAGGTGATTCTATAGATATTGACGAAACAGCACTTATCTTGCGTTCTGCTTTGTCAGATCCTGTAGCAATGGACGAACTACGTCAATCTCGTCGCTACATTACAGATGCACTAGAGACTGCTCGTGGCGATTTGTCATCTGTTGATGAATATAAGTTGTTTGCTGCCCCTGATGGTTCTGGAATGCTTCCATTTCTTAACGATAACCCAGCAGTTACACAAGATGCTCTTGCTAACTACGCATCACTTGCAGAAAACGATAAGTACTTTGCAAAGTTAATGGAAATTGGTGAAGGTGGCGGTGCGCTTACACGCACAACTGGAAAAGGTTTACAAGGACTAGAAAATTTAGTAGCTGAAGGCCGCGCTGTTAGGTTCTATGACAGAGTTAGCGGAAATCCTCGTGTAGAGGTTTTTCAACCAACACCTTTTCACCGCTTATACCAAAAGGTTTCTTGGGGATTAAAAGAAAGACCTGCAGGTTTAATTGACTTTAACGATGCTGATTCTTACAAAGAAGTAATTGCAACCATAAATGTTATTGGTCCAAACGAGGCACCAAGATTAGCAGCACCAACGTTGCGTGGTCTTAATCTTTTTAATGCAGAAGAATCTAAAGGTTTATTAGATAACTACATTGCTGCTCGTACACCTGAAGAGCGTATGGTTGCAGCACTTAATATCGAAAACTCAACATTTCGTAGATTAACAGATAAATACGATATAGACGAAGATACCGCTAACAAGATTTACAACAACTATAAAGGTGCTCGCACCTCTGCCCTGAAGTCTATTCAAGATAAAGGGTTTATGGTTGATGTAGATGGTTCAATTATTAAGGTCCCACAACTAGAATCTCAAACAGCAGATTTCTTGCCAATAATGGATTTTAAGTTAATGGATAAACTTCTTAAGCGCCATAACTCTGAACTTCGTAATTTTGTTGGTGCTGGAAATGATATAGTTCTAAACGTTACAAACATACTACAAGATGCTTTCAAGGCAGGAGCATTGATTCGACTTGGATATACAATCCGTAATGGTATTGATTCTCAGCTTCGTATTGCTGCATCTGTTGGCTCTATTGCTACATTGCGACACTTAGGTCCTGGAATTAAAAACCTTATTAACAATACTATTCCTGTTCCTGCACGCTTTATTGATACTTACCGTGCAGTAGATTCTGGTAGAAATATCAAGCAAGTTCAACAGGCTAGTGTAAAAGTAATCAATGAACTTAAAGACCTAAGAGGCAAAATTGGTTCTTTGGAAGCAAAGTTATCTTTAGATCCAGAAGACCTTGATGCAGTAGGCGAATTAAATACATTAAGACTTTTAGAAGAAGAAAAGTTAGCTGTGTATAACCACTACACGGATATTCTTAATCGTAAAGCTGTTGCAAATCCAAAGGAAAGAATTGGTAGTGGCTCATACAGAGTGACAACATCAGATGGTGAAATCTATGATTTAGATGATGCTTTTGGTGGCCCACTTGGTGATATGTTTCGCAAGATTGCATCTTCTGGTAACTCATTTGAGCGATTAGTAGATAGTAACGCTCAGGCTTTTGTTAAGCGACTATCATCAAAGGGTATTGGCGTTGTTCGACCAACAGATCCTGGATACTTCGAACAGTGGTCACAAACACTGCGTCAACAGTTTGGCAACTCAGCAGTAGTTACTAGAATCGCTGCAGGTGATTCTCTTGAAGATATTACTAAGTGGTTACGCAATTCACCAGAAGGTCGTGACCTTCGTAAGCGTCTTGCGCTTAGGTCAGATGATTCACAAGAGTATGTTGAAAGAATCAATGGATTCGTAGACCAATACCTACCTCTTGAATCTGGACTTCGTGGCAAGATTAAAGAAATTACTGCGGCTGATTTACGTTCAGCTTTTAATGACCCAGAAGATTTGCCACTTATTCACGGCCACGTTCTTGAAGAAAGCATACTTAATAGGTCTGCAGTTCAAGCAGATAAGTTAATTAACAGTGCCTTTAAGTTAATTGGAACATTGCCCGAAGATGCTTGGGCAAGAAATCCTCTTTACATTGACCTATACCGACGTGAAGCACGTCGTCGTCTTGACATTA